CGCCTTCCCGTCGACCGGATCCGCATAGTACGAATCCAGCGGAATCCACACCTCACCGTTCGTCGCCGGCACCGTGATGACCGTGTCCGGCGTGTCGACGCTGTTGACCGTCTTACCCGGCACAGCAAGCGTGACCGTCATCGACGCGCCGGCAGCGTTCTTCACAACCAGGAAGTGCCTGTCACTGACCGAGGCCGTGTCCCCCGCGGCCGCCGGCGCGAACGTCGGCGCGGTACCCGCGATGACGATGTTTTGAGTTGCAATCAGTGCCATCGTGGCTCCTAAGGCCTGGTGACGGTTCCGGTGTTTGGTCGGGCCACGGTTCAGGCGGCGATCGTGCCGCGGTACAGATCCGCGAGCGCCGCCGCCGAGGAAGTGAGCATCATGCCGCCGATATTCGGCGCCGACTTCACGGCGTAGTCATCGATCTGCTCGCTTATGGTCGCCGCGACCGGGTTCACGTATGCGGTCGCCGCCGTCTCCAGCACCACGCCTCGAACATCGTCCGGGACGGTCGCGAAGCCGTGGGCCAGATCAACCTCGACCATGTCCGGCGGGAACATCCCAGGCACACCGAACCCGATCAGCCGATACAGCACTGTCTTGATCCGGCTGTAGTCGGTGATCACCAACGTGCCCGAGAACTGGTTGACGATCCGCACCTCATCAACCGAGATGATCGGGCGAAACGGCAGTTGAAGCTGCCGGTAGCCCAGGCCCTCGGTCTGGTAGGTGATGCTCGTCGAGTTGAACATTGTGTCCGCGCGAGTCGAGAACAGCTGACTGGCCGTCTGCAATACCAGCGTGGCCGAGGCCGTGTCCAAGTCGCTGCGCTGCAGGAAGGACGACAGATCTTCCGGGGTGGCGTACATCACCGACACAACGCCACCTCCCGCAACTCGGCTACAGCGGCGACATCATCGGCGAACTGGACAGCCCGGTACGTGTCGTAGATGTCGCCGTCGCGTTTGTACTGCTCAGGCCGGTTGACCCGCCAATAGCCCGGATCCCAGTCGGCCTTCCCGGCCAGCGGGTGAAGGTGTTCAATCACCACACCGGGCAGGTAACGCAGGCATTTCGCTGCCCGGGCTACATCCATGACTGCGTTGTCGCAGAACATGTGCTCGACCGGTGCCGGGACCATCCGCCCGAGTGTGCGGATCATGTCCGAGGTCATCGCCCACGAGGTGCAAAGCTTCTCACCCTGCAACCGGTCGTCGCCGTAGACGACACCGGTGCCGAGCTCGCGGAGCGCTGCGAGCATTTTGGTGTCCCAGCCCTTGGTGCGTGGCCGGTGGTCGTCGCCCATGAACCCGACCGCGAACGGGGCCGGCGCGCCACCAGCAAGCCGCTGAGCCGCCTTGTTGAGCTTGGGCACCATCGGCTCCCATGGCCCACAATCCGACAGCGGTAGACCCGCATAGCCGGACAGAGCAGGATCGTCCGCGTCGACCGCGAACACCAGAGCGGTATCCGCGGTACAGGTGTCCTTGAACGCTCGCCGTAGAGCGTGCGCGTTCTCCGGTCGGCCACGCGTCGGCACGACGACGACCAGATCGGGCATCAGATCAACCATTGGTGGCCGACGCCCGGACGAACAGGGTGTCGGCGAAATGCTGCTCATGCTCCCAGCGGATCGCCGGGATGAACCCGACCTTCCCCAACGCCTCTACCGCGTCCGGCCAGAACGCGGCGTACATGGCGCGAGACAGCTCCTGCGTCTCCACAATGATCAGATCCACGCCGGTCAGATCCGCCGTGCCGAGCACCTCAAGCTCTGTGCCCTGCGTGTCCACCACCAGCACGTTAGCCGGATACTTGTCCTGAACGACCGACAGTGGCAACGTGCCGACGTCGAAGCTTTCCACGCTGGGCTGACCGGCGTCTGACTTCAGCCCGCTGTAAACCGTGTTAGCCGCGCGATGGAACGTTGCTACGCCGACTTCCGGCGCTATGGCTTGCTGCACCACATGGACGCCGTCATGTTCATACTCGTTACGCAGGAACAATGCGTTCACAGGGTCCGGCTCGATGAGCGTGATCTGCTCGAAGCCGCACTTCTGGTAGATCGGCACCTCTTCACCACGATGCGCACCCACATGCAGAATCGACTTCGCCTCGATACCGAGCTCGGCCAACGCCTCAGGTAGCAGGTCGAACGTCCACGACTGCTCACGGGTCATCGCAACCCGCTTCATCCCCGACACGTCCGGGCGGCGCTCCTGCAGCGCGAGGGCGACCCGCTCCCGCACGTAGGACTCTTCGGACACCCACACGTTCTTGAGGTGCGTCGTCTTGACCCTGGTGTCGACATACACCGGGATATCCAGGGCGCCAGCGCGGACACACAGCGACAGATCTTCGCTGAACAGCTGCCCGGTCGACGGGTTCGGGATCCGGTCATACCAGGTCGGGCCGAACTTCTGCTCCACCTTCTCGAGCACGCTGCGGTGAATCACCACACACGCGGACCCGGTCGCATGGCACCGCGTCACCGTGTCACGCGGATAGTCCCAGCGGACCGCATACCCGGACTGGTCCTCGACCGTGATCCAGTCATAGATCGTCGGGGTCGGCTGCGTACGCCGGCCACCCATCCCATCCGACTCGATCTCCTGCTGACTGAAGCACAGAGCACCCACGATCGGGCGTTCGGTCGGGTCCGCCGCAGCTAGCAGCAGTTCCAGCGTGTCCGGTGGGAAACCCATGTCGGTGTCCAGCCAGAACAGCCACTGCGCGTCGGTGTCCTCGTGCAGGAAGTCGTACACGGCCTGGTTACGGGCCTGAATCAATCCTCCGGTCCCGTAGCGCAGGGCATGAACCAGCTCAAGGTCGCGGCCAAGACGCCGCCGGGTGCGGTTGTCGAAGACGGCGAGTTGCATCATGCTCCGGTGCCACGAGTAGGCGACCTCGTTCGAGCAGACGTAGGACAGGACGACCTTGTCCGGATTCGGCTTCTTCACCCGTGGCTTAGCCACGACGCGTGCTCCGACGCTCGCCGGGTGCCGCCGTCGCCTGCTCCACCTGCGGCGCGTCGTAACCCTCGGGCTCGACGCTGTAGCTCATTCCATAACGCGCGTCCGTCGAGAACAGTGTTGGATGCGCCTTCACAACCGGGTCCAACGCCGGCCAGTGACCACCCTTGCGGACTGTCGCCAGGCTGCCATCGGCCATCGGGACCTGCCCGTCTGATACTGCGTAGACCACGTCCACTTGTTTCTCCTCCAGGTAGGCGGAAGGGCCGACACCTGGAGATGCCGGCCCTTCCTTCCCCCGTCGATCAGGCGGGGGCGTCGTTTCTACTCGTAGCCAAGCTCGGCGAGTTGACCGACCAGCACCGAGACGCGTTCGGTGTCGTCGTTCAGCCGCGCCGTCTGCAAACCGGCCATCAACTGATGCGCCGCCGGATCGCCGGAGTGCGCGGCACGGGCCAGAACCCGCGCCTCAACCGGCGCGGTTGCCGACGCAGTTGCCGGCGGCGCAGTTGCCGCCGGCGCCGTCTTCTTCCTCGGCTGCGCCATGGTCAGGTGTTCACAAGCAGGCGGAAGCCCAAGTCGTTCGCCGACGAGCCACCTATGCGACTGTAGGCAAACCAGCCACGCTGCCCGGTGGGCATCCCATAGGCCGAACCCGCCGTGGCCTGCTGGAAGATCTGCGGAATCAGCTCCACAGACATTCCGCCACGTCGCGCGATCACGTAGTTCGAGAAGTCACCGGCGATGGCGTAACCGTCCGTACCGGTCGTCGTGGTCGTCAGCACCGGCATGTACGGCGACTCGTAGACCGGCTTCTGGAACAGTTCCTCCACCGCGCCCTGCGGCAAGTTCACCGTGTAGGCGTGGTAGACGTTCGCCGCACCCAACTGCCGGATCGCGTTGTTCACGGCCACATTCATCAGCCACGACGCGTTACGACGGTTCCGCTGAGGAATCGCCTGCCACACGTTGTACGGGTCGGCCGGGCCGATACCGGCACCAGCCGTAGTGACCCGGACCCGGACGTTCGTGTTCGCCGACAACTGGGTCAGGATCCCGCGTGGCTCACCGGTACCCGTTCCGCGGGTGAACTTGTCNANNNNCAGCTCGTCGTAGCCGGACGCCGAGCAGCNCNNNCATNTCCNNNGCGAAGCCNGGNTAGTCCATNCCNACNTCNATNNNGAANGGGATGAAGCCGCGGGCCATGAACACGGTGACCTGTGGCTGCGCGAGCGTCGGCGAGTCATCCGACACGGCCGACGCCTCAGCATCGAACGACCAGCTAACACCAGCCGACGACACGCCCTTCCAGGCGTTCGTGTTCACATCGACCTGCCGGGCGATCTGCAGGAACGGGTTACCCGAACCCTGCGCCGTCAAGATGATCGACGGGTCAATGAACACCGGCACACCGAAACCGCCGCCCGCGTTCGAACCCTCCGATGCGGCCCGGTACTCCATGTAGGAGCGCATCGCGTGGCGTTCGTCATCCGACAGCAGACCCATGGCCTGCGGCTGGGTGACCAGCTTCATCCACGCCTCACGGTAGTGCTCGTTCTCCGTCACCAGAATCCGGCGGGAGATGTCGGGGTTGCGGCGGATCTGCTGCTCGACGTGGTCCTTCTCGTCGGACCGCAGGTGCGACGTCGAGTTCCGGTCATCGAGCGTGCGCAGCGCCCGGTCACGGGCCTCCGCGTTCGTCATCCGACGCACGTCCGCGTACGCGTCATCGCCGCCGAGGCGGATATTCGCGAGTGCGGACTGCACAGCTTTCGGCCGGCGGGTGAACACTTCCTGCACCGCACGGTGCTCGTCGATACGGGCCACGACCTTGTCCCGCAGCTTCAGGCCGTAAGTGAACGCCTTCTGCTCGTCGGGACTCTTGTCGCGCAGTTCGCCAGAGTCTTCGTCCTGGTGAAGGCTGCGCAGGTGCGCGTCGAGGACCTGAAGGAACTGCTCCAGTTCCTCCGGCCGCTTTCCGCGCAGTTCCTCCGGGGTGGCGTCGCCGAGGTCGGTGACGTCCTTACCGCGGAGCTCGGGAAGGATTTCCAGTTCAGGCATGGTTGTTCCTCATCCAAATCAGGGTGTTGTACGGGAGTTGTTGCTGTGGCTCAACACCGCTGCTGGGTGCCACTGCCGGTTCACCGCCATCCGAGCTCCGCGCTCCTGATCGCCCGGTGAAATCTGTGAGATCCGCAGCGAGCCGAAGTTCGGCTGCCAGCTCACGGATCAGTGACCGGTGCTCCTGCGGATCGAGTTGCGCAAGAAGGGACCGGACGGTGACGCTGGTCGTGTCGTAGGCGGGGAACACAACAGGACCCAACTCGTGGACGTCCGCGTCGTGGATCTGCCGCTCGTCATGGGTCGGCCACGTGTCGCCACCAGCAGGAACCCCGAACCGGAACGACATGCCCTGGATCGACTGTCCCTCGATCGCCTGCCGGACACGCTCCACGTCCGGGTGGTCGTACAGGCGAGCGCGGACGTGCAGGCCGCGGGAGTCTTCCGACAGTGCGTCGATCGTCCCGATGGGCACACCGCCGATGCGCGGGTCTTTGCCGTGGTCGAACTGCAACACCGGCGTCCGCGCCTGGATGGACCGCTTGAACGCGCCTGGAAGGATCGTCTCCTCGAAGTCGCCCTGCATGTCCCGGATGGTCGCCGGAGTGTTGAACACGGCGGCGTAGCCCTCGAGGGTGCGCCCGTCGCCTCCTGCGCCGTCGAACTCGAAGTCGAACGCGCGCAGGCACATGCCCACGTCGGGACGCGAGTTCTCACCGACGTCGATACCGAACTTCCGCGCCGCGGCGCGGATCTTCGGCATTGCCTTCGAACCGAACGGGGACTGCGGTGCGCGGGAAAGCGCGTTGCGGACATGCGCGGCGTCGTGGATCGGGAAATGCCGCAACGACCGCGGTGTCGTCTTCCCACTGGCGTCCTTGTGACCGCCGCTTTCGATATACGCGAAGTCAGAGTCTGGGAGGTCGTTGATGCTCGCGGACGTCATCGCCGCACGGTCGTCGACGGTCGTCATGACTGGCCTCCCGGCGGTAGCGCCTTCTTCGGTGGATTGCCTGCAACCGCTGGCGGTGTCTCGGGTGGCGTCTGCCCGTTGGACTGCTGCAACTGCACCGACACCCAATTCGGGTCCTTCACCAGCAGCGTCATGTCCTGACCCATCACCGCCGCGATCGCAGACTCCCGCGTAAAACCACCCGTCGACAGCGACACGATCGTCGCCGCCTTCGTCTGCTCGATCTGCGCCGCATCTATCGCGTCCTCGCGAAGAATCGGCATGTCGGCGGTGTTCGTCCACAGCTCGGCACCACCCGGCACCTTCACCAGCGGCGCCAACGACGCCGCCAGGTCCGCCAGCGTCGGATAAATCCAGGTGTCGGCCCACAGACGACGCGCGGCACCGAAATTCCCGGCGTTCAGCGAGGAGCCCTGCATCCCCTCCGACGCACCGAGCACGACCGGATGTACGCGCGAGAGCATCGAGATACGCGTCTCGCCGGCACCCTGGGTCGCCTTGAAGTCGAGCTGCTTGAGATCCGCGCCCACCACAGTGGCGTCGGCCCCAGCGGTCAGGTACAGGGTTCGGTAGGCGTTCCGGACTCCCGCATGGCGGGTTTCCATCGCGTCGACCATCTCCTCGAACTGTTCCTTCGTCGCCGCCTGCATCCCCTTAACAACCATGTTCGGGGTGGCGCCGTTCTCGAAAAACCGCAGCTTATGGTCGGTGGCGGCCTTGTCGCCCTGGATTTCCCGGACCGCCGGGGTAATCCACGACATGCCGATA